GACCAGGTAGAACGTATACGTGCCGTCGTAGCGCGCATTGACGCCCGTGACCGGCGCGGGCGGGCTGTACCAGTGCGTGCCATCCGGTGCATCCGCGCCAGCACCGACACTGATCAGCGGCTGATACAGCTTGTTGGCGCCCCTTGGCGGCCGGTGCACGATCAGGCTCTTAAACGCCGACGGCGAGTACGGCGTAATGATCAGCTTGCCGTTGCCGCCCGAGCCCGCAGCCTCAGCGGTGCCCGTGCTGTTCGCGCCGCCGCCGCCGCCGCCAGGCTGGCTGCCCGTGACGCCAGCGCTGTTGGATGTCGCGCCGCCGTTGCCGCCAGCGCCGCCGCCGGTCACAGCCGGTGCACCGAACTGATCCGGTGACCCGCCGGGGAACGTCAGCTTGACCTGACCAGGTGCACCAGCACCGCTGGCCACACCGGAGTAGTAGGTTCCGCCGCCGCCGCCGCCAGGCGCAGATCCTGCCTGCCCGACCACATTCGCCGGTCCCGAGCTGGCACCGCCAGCGCCGCCGCCCGTCGGTGCAGGCGTCGCACCGCCGTAGCCCGATCCGTTATTGCCCACCCCGCTGGCGCTCGCAGATGATCCGCCCGAACCCGCGTACGGGTTGCTGTTGCCGCCCTGGCCGCCGTTGTAATGGACCGCTGCGGTGCTGCCCGATCCGCCTTGGCCGCCACCTGTATTGGTGCTGTTCGTGGTGGTTCCGAAGATGCCGCCGTGCGCCAGGATCTGCGCGCCGCCATCGCCAGTGAACGAGCTGTTGCCGCCGCTGTTGCCGTGCGCGCCAGCACTCGCCACGCTGGCACCGCCAGCGCCGACCACCACCGTGTACGTGACGCCTGGCGTGGTCGGCACGAACCCAGCCGCGTACTCCCCAGCACCACCCCCGCCGCCGTTGGCAAACGCTGACCCGGACGCGGCTGATGCGCCAGCGCCGATCGACTCCGCATACACCTGGGTTACGCCAGGCGGGCACGTCCAAGTGGTGGTCCCGGCGCTAGTCCACTGGGTGGCGCTGGTGCCCTGCGGCGTGCCGCCAGGACCGGCCGAACCACCGGATGATCCGCCGCCGCCGCCAAACGATCCGGTCGCCGCACGGCCAGCGCCGCCATCATGATGCGCTGTGTTGGTGCTGCCCGTGCCACCGGCACCGGCACTGATCGAGTTGGCCGGTGCCGCCTTGCCGCCGTTGGCCACCAGCACCAGCGGACCCGCTGATCCTGGACCGAACTGGGTGTCTGTGCCGTCGGTGCCGGGCGCACCGCCAGTACCGACGACAAGCGGGATCACCTCCCCGTCGATCACGGGGAACACGTCCTCACGCGCATACTCAGCCGCGCCGCCGCCGCCGCCCATCCCGGCACTGCTGCGGCTTGAGCCAGGACCGCCGCCGCCGATCCCCTCAACCTTGATCCAGTTCGCGCCGCCCGGCACGGTGTAGCTGCCAAGGCCAGCAGCAGTCACCGTGGTAGGTGTGCCCGCTGTCGGCGGCTGCGTGAAGCTGGCGCTCATCGGCGCGCGTGCTGTGCCCTTGAGGCCGAACAGGGTGTAGATCGAGCCGCGCGTCACAGGTGTGGCCGTCACCGTATCGGGATAGGCGGTCAGCGCATCGACGTACATGGTGACCCAGCGCAGGTGGTGCTGATCCCAGCGGTGATGGTTGGCCACCGTCATCGTGTAGCTGGCCACGCTGGTGTAGGCGAACACCGGATCGCCTTGGGGGACGCGCAGGCTCACGCGGCTGAACGTCGGGCTGTTAGGCAGCGGGGTGACCGGCATCCGCAGATCGTTGCGGGTCAGGCTGATGGTGTTGCCGCTGGTGTCGGTCAGCGTGAGGGTGATCCGGAATACCTCTTGCCCGTGGTAGCGCAGATTCCAGTACCAGCGGCTGCCGAAGCCAAGCCACATCGACACAGACGACATCGCGGTCAGATCCAGCGCGTTGGCCAGCACGTTGGTGTAGGTGAACACGGTGGATTGGCCGCCGGGATCGTTGATCAGCGGGCCGTCCGGGTCCCAGCAGCAGGAGAACGGACCCACCACGCACCTGGTGGACTGGGTGCACAGCGGGCTGCTGATCGAGCTGAATGTGTCGATCGTTACGGGGCTTGGCGGTGCAGGCGGACCACTGGGCACGGGGCTGGCGAACCGCAGCACCTGCTGGGTGTCGGATCGGCCGAACGGCAGCGCCGGGAACTTGATCGTCACCTTCATGCAGAACTGCTTTTCAAGGATCAGGTTCGCATCAACCGCTGTGGCCGCAGCCCGCTGGCAGTCGAACACCAGCGGCAACGGCGGCAGCGTATTGCTGGTATCACGTTCCCGTGCCCACGTCAGCGTCCACATCTCCTGGTCGATCGCCTGCTGGAGATGCTCGCGCCCGCCGCTCAGCGCATCACGGCTGGGTGCGATGATCCACACCGGCAGCGTCATCGTGCGGTTGGACGTGTGGCGCCCGTAGTTGAGCTCGCCGTCCAGCAGCAGGCTGGCCACCACCTCCGTATCCGGCTGCGGCGCACCGGGATCGTAGCCGGGCAGCAGCCGGAACACGACACCCGAGCACATCGGGTTGGTGGACGCTACGCCGCCGCCGAGCAGCTCGATATCACCCAGTACCAGCGATTCCACTTACCAGCCGCCCTTGGGATAGCGCGCCGCGAAGGACGCATCGGATGCGGCGCCGTTGATCGCGCCGCCCACGTGCTTGCCGACGCCAGCGGGCACGCCAGCGGTCACGGCGGTGAGATCCTTTACAGCACCGATCAGGGTGTCTAGCTGCCTGTTCGATGCACCCGCTGCGGCAGCGCTGGTCACCTCTTCGCCCTGGTGGAATTCATACGGATCGCCGCTGACGGCGCCTAGGCCGAACACCGCCTCAGGGATCGGGCCGCCGTTGCTGTAGCGGCGCACGCTGCCGCCCTTGGGGCCGACCGGGCCGCCGTGGCTGTACCAGTGCGGATTGCGGGATTCCCACATGCTGTACGCCTGGCTGGGGGAGCCGTACACCGATTGGATGTAGCCAAGGCCCCAGCGGATCTGCGTGGCCGCATTCGTCTTCCAGTCGCTCCCGGCGCTGGCCATTTTGTCGGCGGGCAGCGCCTGCGGGATTCCGTACGCACCGGATGTGGGGTTATCGGCCTGGTAGTTCCATCCGCTTTCCCCGTTCCACAAGGCCACCAGCGCCGACCAGTTGGTGTCCTGGCTGTTGGGCCACATGCTGTCCACCAAGCCCTCGGCGTACTTCTGGGCTGCGGCCACACCGCCCGACAGCTTGGCGATGGCACCAGGGCTGCCCGGCGACGGCGCCAGCAGGCTGGACAGGAAGGATGTCACCGGCCCGAGGATCTTGGTCTTGACCAGATCCTCAACCTTGGCCACAGGGCTCGTGACCGTCTTGGTAACCAGTGCGCCGACCACCTGCGCCCACGGGCTGGACCCGACCGCACCGGCTACGCTGCTCGCTGCGCCGCTGATGGTGTTGAGCGCATCGATCACGCCGCTGCTGATGAACTTGGTGGCGTCGATGATCCCGCTGGCACCAGGGATCGAGTCGATGATGCTGCCCACGATGCCGCCGCTGGCATAGCCGGGCACACCGTAGGCGCCGAAGATCGGGGCCATGGCGCGGCTGGTGCTCTTGGACACCACGGTCTCGCCGTCCTCGGCCATGATCATCCGGCGGTCGCCGCCGCCGTAGCCGGGCAGCCGTCCGCCTGCGGCCAGGTTGCGGATCATGCCACCGGCAGCAAAGCCGGTGATGGTCGGGATGGCCTTGATGCCCACCCAGCTCAGCACGGTGTCGAGCCCGCGTATGAACGGGTTGACCACTACGGTGACCACGGCCTTGATCGGCGCCTCCAGCACGGAGGTGATCCCGGACCAGATCGTGGACAGAGCGGACTTGAGCCCGTTGAAGACGGCTTGGGCGCTGGTGGATATCGCGGTCCAAGCGGCAGTCAAAACGGTCTTGACGGCGGTAATGGCGGCACTGAAATCGCTCTTGACCGCATTCCACCAGGTAGTGAAAAAGCTACTTAGCGCATTAAAGATTGTCTTGGAGGTATTTTCGACCGTGCTCCAAGTGGTGGAAATTACCGATTCAATTGCGGATAGCGTGGTCTTGAGAAATGCCTCAATTGCATTCCATATCTGGGTAAAGGTGGTCTGCATTGCCTTCCACGCGCCAGACCAGTTGCCGGTCAGCAGGTCGATAGCCACGGTAAACAGGCCCACGATCAGATCCCAGGCGATCTTTACAGCCGCCTCGATCGCCGCCCAGAACACGTCACCGGCCGCCTTGAGCACGGCCCAGAAGACCGACCAGACGCCCTCCACGATGGCGATCGTCGTCGTGAAAAGTAGCTGCACCGCAGCCCAAGCCACCTTTGCCGCGTTGCTGATCAGCGTCCACGCCAGCGTTGCCACGGCACCGAGGGTGGTCCACAGCAACTGCCAGACCGCCTCCACGATCTGGATCTCGGCGGTGAAGATCGCGGCGATGACACCCCACACGGTGCGCACGTAGGCGCTGATCAGCGTGAACGCCACCTGCCCGACGGCCGACAGGACGGTCCACAGGCCAGACCAGATGACCTTGATCCCATCCGCCTCGATGGTGAAGATGCCGACCAGCACAGCCCACCCGGCGCTTGCCACGGCAGTGATCCCAGACCACACCGCGCCCGCTACGGCGGTGATCGCACCCCATACGGCGGACCAGATCTTCTCCAGCGTCGCACCGTTGGTGGCCCACCAGGTATCAAAGCTGCTGGTCACGAACGTCATAATCTTGTTGAATTCGCCGGTTACCGCATCAGCCAGGCCGGTGAAGACGCCGACGATCCCGCTGATGATCCCGGAGAAGAACGACACCGCCGATCCCCAAGCGCCGGTTACCGCGTGGTAAGCGGTCACCAGCGCAGCACCCACCGCCTCGAAGAACGATCCGGCCGCCGACCAGGCAGCCTCGATCCCGTGCCAGGCATCGATCAGCACGTCGCGGAACGTGCTGCTGTGCTCCCACGCCAGCAGCAGTGCGGCAGCCAGGGCAACGATGACCAGGACCACGAGCCCGATGACGCCGGTATCCATCGCCAGGTCCAGTGCAGCCTGCGCAATGGCCATGGCCTTGGTTGCGGTGGCCACCAGCAGATCCCACACGTACATGAGCTTCAGCGCCACAGTCTCGTAATCCATCAGGGCGTTGACCACGGTCATGATCGCGCCCCACGCCACCATGGCCGCCTTGGCTGCGGCTACCGCCAGCGCCCAGCCCTTGGTAACGGCCAGCAGCCCGGCCAGCACCGGCACGAGCAGCCCGGCATTGTTGAGCCAGGTGATCAGCGTCGCCGCGCCGCCAGCGAGGATGCCGATCAGCGGGGTGATGGCCGTCAGTAGCTGGGTGACGCCTGCGGCCAGCAGGGTCACCAGGATGTTGCTCAGCGATGCAACGGCGCTGATGATGGCGGGGAAGGCCGGTGCCAGCCCGACCACCAGCGTGTTGATCAACTGGGCGATGACGGGCACAAGCCGCTCAACGGCGTCGCCCAGGATGGCGAAGACCCCGGTATTTTCCAGCACCAGGAACGCCTGGCTTAGCGCCTTGCCGAGCACGGACAGGCTTGGGCCTAGATCGGTGATCAGGGAGGCCAGCGCCGAGAACACGCCGCCGAGATCGGTCAGCACGGCGCTTGCCAGGCTGGCGATCACACCGCCGATCTGAGTCAGGAACGGCAGCAGGGATTGCACGGCGCCGACCAGCGAGCCGAACACGGGCGCCAGTGTGGCGGCAAGGCTGGCTGCCAGCTTGGCCACGATCGGGAGCAACCCGGACAGCAGGTTGCCGAGCACGGTTAGCACCTGGCTGCTGCTGGCGATCACGGGTGCGAACACGGTGAACATGGTGCCGAGGTTGGCGCCCAGCACCGTCAAGATCCCGGCTAGCGCCACGAACGCGGGCTGTGCCGCCTTAATCAGCCCGATCAAGGGCGGCAGGATGTTGCCGATGAGCCCGTTTAGGCCGCTGAACAGGGGTGTTAGCAGCGGGCCGACGGCACGGAACGCGCCGCCGAGCTGGGGGAGTACCGTCTGCGCCAGCCCAGTCAGCCCGCTCAGCAGCGGTGCCAGCAGTGATCCGGCACCGCCGAACGCCGATGCGATGGCTGGCTCTAGCTGCTTGAGCAGGGTGGGGATCTGGTTAAACACGCTCCGCAGCGGTGCCAGCATGGCCGTGGCCGCCTGCGTCATGATCGTCTGGTAGGTGGCCGCCACGGTCTGGGCTTGGGCGTACAGCGGACCCATGTCGGTCTTGGTGCCGATCAGCGTTTTGGCGCCCAGCGCAATGGTGGATATGGCCGCGCTGATCCCGATGAACCCAGCCTGCAAGGCCACGATCGAAGGCAGCGCCGCCACGGCACTGGCACCGATCCCCACGATGGTGGCCTTGACCCCGGATAGGCCGCTGATGCCGGGCAGCAATCCGCCAAGGATGCCGCCGCTGTTGAGCGTCTTGCTGGCCGCGTTATCACCCTCGCCGCCGCCGCCGATCAGACCGCTCAGGCTGAACCCGCTGAACGCCTTGGTGATACTCGATCGGAGCTCCGACCCGAACGATGCGCCGGTTGAGCTGCCAGCCTTCTTGGCATCGCTGTCCGATACGAACTTGCCCGCCGCATCCCGCAGGCTGCTGCTGGTGCCCGTCTGGAAGCCGCCGCCGAACGAGGTGCCCGTCTTCTTACCGGCGCTGGTGCCATCGACCTTATCGAGACCGGCCTCGGCGTCCTTTTGCACCTGGCTGCTGTCCACCCGCAGCCGCAGGAACGCATCGGCCATGGCAACCATCAGCCACCGCCCGTCGATGCCATGAACGCCATGACCTGCACCCTGCGCTCCTCGCTGCCCGCCTCCGGATCAGGCGTGATCTCGTCGTCCGCGTACATTGCGGCGATCTGCTCGGATGGCGGCTCGTAACCCTCCAGTCCCTTCATGCGCAAGCCCCTGGCGATCACCACCAGGAGCCGCAGCATGTCGGTACGGTCGGCTTGGTCGCCCCACAGCACCTCAGCCAAGTTGCACTGATCCGCCAGTGCTAGCTGGCTGTACCGGCCGTAACCGTCTTCTTCCTTCCGGCGCCGCGCACCGGCTTGTCCGCCTTGGGCTTGTGATCCTGCGGCTCGGGCATCGGCACCGTCTGCACGTCGCCGCCCTGCAAGGAGATGACTCGCGCAACACGCGCGCCCTGGTCCATGCCCCCACCGGAGGAGGTTGAGGGCTTGACGGTAGGGCGGCCGGTGCGCCGGGCAACAGCCGCACCCATCTCCTCGTTCAGGTACTGGAGCACCTTGATCAGGACATCCGGCTTGGTGCGGTGCTGGCGCAGGTGGCTGCGGAAGCGCCGGTACTCGCCGTTGGGCATCGCCAGGCGCAGCAGCTTGGCGGTGAGCGCGATCCCCTCTGGCGATTCGCTGTCCACCTCGCCGCCCATCACCGCCTCGGCGAACTCGCTCCACTCGATCAGCGCATCGGCGTCGATCCGCAGCGCGCAGGTGAACTCGGTGCCGTCGAGCTTGAAGGTGAACAGCTCCAGATCGCCGTCGCTGATATCCGCTACCGGCTGCTCGGGCTGCGGCTGATCGCCTGATGTGAATTCCTGCATCGCCCCGTGATCTCCTAACTAGTTACGCGCGGCCAGGTGACGCCATGATCGCCTTGTACAGGCGTGCGCCAGTGGCAGGCTTCTCCAGCGTGAATTCGCAGGAGATGGTGGCCTTGGATGCGCCCTTGGCGCGGGTGATCGTGGTGTCGCCGGTCTGGAAGCACTGGCGGTACACCCACCGCTCGGTGCCGTCCTCAGACTCGAAGCCCAGCATCGTGCGCACCTCGGTACCCAGGTCTGGCGGCTCGAAGGTGACGATGCCCGCTCCGGTGGTGATGGTGCCGCCGTTCATCGCGCGCTTGAGGTTGGTGGCCGTGATTTCGGCCAGCGCAAACGTCACCGTGGATGTGCGGCCGGTGGTCTGGTTGCTGATCGGGTCAAGCTCCTCAGCCACTTCCACCTGATCGGTGGACAGGCTGTACTTGAATTCCGATCCGGCATCGGTGTAGCCGAGCAGCACCCACCCGGCGCTCACCGATGCCCATGCGGTGCTCAGATCGGACACCTCTGTCGTGCCCAGCGGCCCGATGTAGAGCTTGCCCGGCCCGAGCGACAGTGCACTGGGGTTACCGCGTGCCGTCATCGCCTACTCCTGTCCCGCCGTGGTGGCGTCTGTGTTGGCTGCGGGCGCAGGATCATCTGGGTGGCGCACCAGCGCCGTCCAGCCGTTGGGTTCCACCAGATCGGCGGGCACATGCGCACCCGCGTTGAAGGCGCGCACCGGCATCGTGCCGCTGTTGCCGCCGATGAACAGCGGCTGCACGGCCACGTAGTACGGTGCAGGCGCCAGCTTGGCCTTGTGGGCGCCTGCGGACACCGATCCGGGTACATCCGCTGGCTCAGGCTTGTCCGTGCCCGCAGCGTGGCTGTCCGCGCCGTCTACGGGCGGCTGTCCCGTGTCCGGGTCAACCGGCGGCGTCGGCTCCCGCTGCGGAGGATCGCCTTGGTGATCAGATGTGCGCTTGGTCGTCATCGCGGCCCTCCTACTGGTTGGTGAGCTGGTACACGCCAACCGTGACGCTGGTGACGGCGCTGTACGCCAGGTGCACCAGGCCATCGGACGGGTCGGCGAAGGTGGATGCGGGGAACGGGCCGTACATCCTGTCGCCCGTGGCACCGACCGCGCCGAGCGCCAGCGGTGCCAGGAACGTGCCCGACGGCCCGGCATTAGCGCCAGCAGCCATCGCGGTCACGGTGCAGTTGGTGCCCGCCGTCTTGACCCGCAGGTAGATATCGGCACCTGCCGGGATGCTGTCGCCGCCGGATGTGGCGGCCACCAGACTGGCCGTATTCAGATCGAGACCGGCCACCCGGTCGGCCGTATCAAGGATTGCGAGGGTAGCCATGGCGCCCTTTCCCTAACTAGCGGTCAGCACGAAGTCGGCGCCGACCTGGAAACAGAACTCTTCGTTGACGCCGGGCACGTAGAACGGCCCGTTGCGGTTGTCGGTGACCAGCACGAGCCAGGGACCGGCGCCGCACGGCTCGGGCCTGCCGTTGAGCCGGTCGATCTCATCGCGCAGCGCACCCGCCGCATCCTCGGCCGCCTCGGTGGTACCGGCGAACACCTGCACCTGCACGCGTGCCACCGTCACCTCGCTGTCCTCCACCACCACGCCACTTGGCTGGCCCTCGGGATTGCGGGCCACGATCCCGTAAGCGCCATCGGCTGGGGATCGCTGGCTCAGCGTGTAGGCGCCACGGGACAGCGGATGGCCTTCGCCCACCAGGTTGGGCAGCCCGTTGATCCACGCGCGCACTGCCTGCTCGGCCGGAACGCTCACAAGCTCACCTGCACACCGTTGATGTCCGCCGCCGTCTTGCCCACGAAATCCACGGCCTTGGTGCCGGGATGGTGGACGACCTTGCCGAACACCTGGCCGGTCTCGCGGTTCCGCAGCGGGTAGTTGCCGTGGCTGCGGATGATGTGCGGGGGAGTGCCGTTGTTGACGTACGGCCCGTAATCCAGCGTCGGCCCGATCAGCCTTGACCCGTCCGCCTGCACCTGGCTCGTGACGGATGACCGCAGCGCACCGGATCGGTGCAGCGGGCCAACCGGCGACACCGGCACGTGCTTCTTCATGGCCTGCACCGCGAACGCCGACAGCCGGTCCATCAGCGCGACCACGCTGGTGTCCCGGCTCAAGCTGGCAACCGCAGCACTATTCCAGTCCACGGTCACCGTTGCGGTAGCCATCAGAACTCCCATCCGCCAGGCGGCTCGGGATAACGGTTACGGGCAAGCCACGGGTAAGGATCGGCACCCGATCCCGGCGACAGGTCACCCCAAGGCGGCCCTGGCGGGAACTGGTACATCGGCAGGTCATCCGGCCCGGTCGGGCTGCCGCCGATGTTGGCCAGCGCCGTGGTGAACGCTGACCAGGCCGCCTGCGCACGCGCATCGAGCTGCTCGTACACAGCCACATCGGCATCACGATTGGGGTAGGCGATCTCGATGTCGGCCGCAGCACGCCACTCGCACGCGCTGCGCGCCGACACGTACAGGTCAGGGTGGTTATCCGGCAGTGCCCCAACGCTGGCCAGCAGCGTCCCGACCACGGTGTCGATCACCGCCTGCGCCTGATCACCGCTTGGCGTGGTGGTGGTCGTGAAGGTGCCGAGCAGCTTGTCACTGCCCGGCGTCCTCACGTCCCGTGTGCGCGTCGGGATGTGCCGGGCAACGTCCGGGAGCGTCGGCGCCCAGGATTCGCCCGTCACGGTCAGCCCTTGCCTGATCCCTTGCCGCCTTGCGCCGTGCGACCGACGGTGGCACCGCCAGGCGTGGCGTGCGCGGCTGGCGGTGGCGTCGGCTTGGCGCCCGGCTGGCTGCCCGCTGGCGCCGGGTTCTGCCCCGCACCATGCTCCTTGGACTCACCCGCGTGGGGATCGCCCTTGCCGCCGTCCGGGTCAGGATCGCCGCCGTGCTTGGGATCGGCGTCGCCCGCATCGCCGCGCGGTGCAGCCACCGGCATGGCGTTGGCCGGAACCTCCTCGATCAGGCCGCGCTCAAGGTGGTGCTTGATCGAGGCTTCGCTCACGTCCTCGGGCACGATCGCACCCTCGTGGAAGCCAAGGATGGCTTCTGATCCGGTAGCGGTGCGCCTGGTCTTCAGCGTCACGTACGGCGCGATCACGCGGTACTGGGTCTTGGCTGTCATCTGCCTGATCCCTTCCCGCTAGTGCGTGCCGCTGATGGTGACAGCGGAGCCAGGCTCCTGCACCACGGGCACTGTGAGACGGCGGCCTTGCATGAGCCACATGTCGTTTTCGTCTATGCGGATGCTCTTGACCTGCACCGCCAGATCGCTGATCGCGTAGCCCGGCGCCGACGGTGTCTCATCGGCCATGCCGCCAAGCTGGGTGCTGTCGAGCACCATCGGGTCGGCGGGCGCGTTCGGGCTGTTGATGATCGTCAGCCCGGCCAGGGTGTCGATGGTGCCCGAGTAGATCGGGTTGTCCGTCGTCTCCCGGCGCAGCGCGTTCGTGATCTTGTCGTCGCTCATGAGGTAGGCCCACATGAGGTCATCGACCAGCAGCGTGTCCGGGTTGTAACCCAGCTTCAGGTCCGTGATGACCTTCTTGCCGAGCAGGATGTCCCGCAGGATCGCCGCCGTGCCGTTCACCGACCAGTGCCCCGATGTGGCGGCGCTGGTAGCCGTCACCGCCGATGCGATGGCCGACATGGTGACGGCATCGACTTGGGCGATGATCGAGTTGACCAGCTTCTGGAGGTTGCGGTCGATCAGTTGTCCGCCGTAGACGTTCCGCGAAATGTCTTCGTCGGTGATCTCCACACCCTGGCCCCACTTGGACACAGACGCCAGTGCGGCGGTACCGCTGGGTAGGCCAGCCTTGGGGTAGCTGGCACCAGGCGACACAGCCTCAACCGGGCGGTCGGTGAGGAACGGCTCGGACTGCTCGTACAGCACTGCGCCGCCCGAGCTGTTGAAGCGCTGCGTCAGGATCTGGTCGGAGATGAAGCGCAGGTCCCGGTAGTCGCGCAGCCGCCGCCTGATCGCGGTCGGGCTGGACAGGAACCGGGAGATCGTCAGTGCATCGCCAGATAGCGACGGTGGCGCCGGAGGGTAGACGTTAACCATCTGTTCGATCCCTTTCTGTGATCGAAGCCTCCGGGCGCTGAGGCGGACTAACACGGGGTTAGGGGCTTAGAAGCCCTTCCAGCGCGCCTTGGCGAGCGCTGCTGCGGTGTTGAGCGCCACGCCGATGACGGCTGCCGCGCTTGCGCTGGTGCTAGCCGTCTCCACGACGCCGCCAGTACCGGCGATCAGTACGTCGCCTGCGGTGACGCCGTTGGTGGTGGTGGTCTGGTGCACCATGTCCCTTTCGAGGACGGTCACCCGCGTGCCGGATGCGGCATCGTAGGCAGCCACCCCGATCACGCAGCCAGCCGATGCGGCGGGTGCCACGGTGTTGACCCCCGACACCGACAGCAACTGGCCGCCAGTGATGGCGGCGCTGGCCGTGAGCGAGATCCGGTCAGGCTCGTTGACCGGTGTGTAATCGGGCATTGCCCATTCCTTCCTGCTGCGCCCAGTGGGCCGCTGCGGATCTACTTGGTGCCGGTGCCGAACAGCGTCCGGTACTCCTCGTCCACATCATCGGGATCGGTGGTGCCAGGCGCCCCGATGTCGCCGACGGGCACCACGTTCTTCTGAAGCCCCGCCAGCACCTGGCGCGTGCCCTCGGGATCGGCGTCCCACAGCCGCGCCCAGTGATCGCGGCGGGCCACGCTGAACTTGCCAGCGCCGATCGCGGAAGCGATCACCGTGTCGCGCTCCTTGACGGCCTGGCGCTTGCGGTACGCCTCGCCGTCGTCCACGCGCTTGTTGAGGCCGTCCCAAGCCTCCTTTTCCACGATGATGGTGCCCTCGGGAAGCCCGGCACGTCCCGCTGCGGCCACCTTTTGGTTGGCCTGCTCGCGCAGCGCCGCAGCCGCCGTGATCACGCCATCGGGGGTCAGTTCCGCGTCCTCGGCCAGCCCGAGCGCTGCCCGCAGGGCCTTGTTCTGCTCGTCGGTGAAGTCCACCTTCAAGCCCCTTTCCTGTGTCGGGCCTGCCGCCGCTGGGTGGCTGTGGCCGTGATCGGCATCACCCGAGTGGGTGTGCTCGTGCTCGTGGGTGGCATCCCCGCCTTGGCTGCCGTTGGCATCGTGGCTGTGGGTGTGGGTGCCGGTGAACGGGTCGTGCACCGCAGCCGCAGCCTTGGGATCTGGCGGGTCTGCGTGATCGTGGCTGTCGCCGTCCTTGCGGGCCGCGCTGGTGCTTGCACCCGGACCGCTGTAATCCGGCGGCGTCTTGCCCGCAGCGGTCAGGTGCGCCGCCAGGTGGTTGTACGCCGCACGCGCCTGCGCCTCGCTCACGTCCTTGAGGCCGCCTTGGGCGCCGTTGATCGCGCCGATGGCCGCACTGCACCCGTCTGGGTTGGCCGCGCCCACCGTGCCGTCCGTGCTCACATCGTGGTGCGGCAGGCTGCTGTCGCTCTTGGTATCGCCGGGCAGCGCAAACATCGCCTTGAGCTTGGACGCGGCCGGATCATCACCCAGGTTCTTGATCTGGGTCGATGCCGACCACGCGCCCATGACGCCTGCACGCGAATCAGCGGCGTTGGCGTACACCAGCACCGCGCCGCTGCGCCTGCCAGCCGCCACATCCGCGTACTCCACCTTGACCATCACCGGATCGCCGAAGGTGATGCCATCGCTCGCGCTGATCGTCACCGGCACCCGGTACACGTTGTCGGTCGCCTCGTCGCACACGATCAGTTGCGGCGGGTCCAGTTGCATCTCAGTGATCCAGTACGTCAGGTTCATACCGGGCTGCGCGTAGTAAGCACGCCGCACATCCTCGGTGGTGGTACCCGCCGCCATGACCGGCTGGGCCATCGCTGCTCCTTCCAAGGTCCACGTAGATCCGGTGCTGGCGGCTGCCTGCACCCCGTACAGCACTGCCACATCGCCAAGGGCAGACAGCACGCCGACACCAGGCGGGGTCACACCGAGCAGCGCCAGCCCGGTCAGCACGAACGGGTGCAGGTGGCCTACCTGACAGCGGTAGTCGTAGCAGCCCTCGATCGAGCGGTTCGGGTAGGCGCTGTTCATCGCCGCCGCCAGCCAGCCGGGCATACCGGCCAGGTCGCCGGTGATCTTGTTGCCCTGCGCGGCCAAGGCCAGATTCAGGACGCGGCCGACGGCAGGCTGGCCGTCGAAACGCGGATCGACGTGGCCCAGCTTGATCACGGGTGCACCGACCGCCGGGCACTTGGCGGCGTCCACCGCAGCCATCAGATCCTCGGTGGTGAACGTGGCATCACCCGATGACAGCGGCCACTCACCTGCCGCCACCAGATCCACGCCAGGGATCGTCACCAGGCTTGGCATCGTGATCTGCGTCATGCCCTCAGGCGTCAGCGTCGGCTGCACCGGCTCACCAGCAGCCATGAGCGCAGCCTTCTTGTCCTCCTGACCAGGCCACACGCCGATTGCCTTGTGGTGCAGGTTCGCGCAGTAGCCCTTGACATCCGGCACCTCACCGTGCGCCTCCACCGTCACCAGATCCACGCACCGATCGAAGTCGCCCGGCACACCCCAGCGGATCTTTGCCGCACCCGTGCCCTTGGTCCAGTAATCGATCAGCGTCTGCTCGTTGCCCTTGGCTGCCGGATCAGGTGCCACCGGGCTCACCCCAGACCGCAACGACGGTCCCACGGCACCGCAGATCCCCTTCGCAGTGCAGGTAACCGCCCGTCGGATACGCCGCCTCCGCATCAGCCAGGCTGGCGAAGGTGTGCTCATCCTCCGCAAGGCACTTGGGGCACGTGTTCTTGTCGAGGATCTCGCTGGCCACGTATCTGGCGGTCCCCGCGCTGGCGGGCGCTGCTTGCAGCACGGCGACACGCCCCGCGTTCTGCGCGGCGGTCAGCGCACCGCCGAGCTGATCACGCAGGCTGGTGGACGACAGGGTGTCAAGGAACGCCGATACATCACTCACCACGGCGCCGCTCTGATCAGCCGCCGCCTTGCCCGGCTGCAAACCGCGCATGGCCCGCGATCCGCCCTGCTGCGCCATGTAGGTGGCCGCGAAGGTAGCGCGCCCGCTGGCCACATCGCTGAAGCTGGGCATCGGCACGTGCACGGTGTCGATGTGCACGCCCTGGCTAGCCGCCTCACCGGCCATCGCGGTCACCGCGTTGTGCCAGGTGCTCAGCATGTACTGCGCCAGGATCGTCTCACCCGATGACAGGGCCACGTTGATGGACGCCAGATCGCTGACCGTTCCGGCGGCAAGGATCGCCTCAACCTCATCCACGATCGCCGCCTTTTGCGCGGCAGCCACACCCTGGTAGGCGGACATCAGCGCATCAAGTGCCGCCGCCCAAGCCGTCTGGTGGCCCTCGGGATCGAAGCCGCTGGCAGCCTCAACGGGGGAC